GTGGTGTGTTGCCTCCGGGAGCTTTAATAGCGAAGATGAATGCGTCAAAGGTAGAATTTAAAAAGCCTTTGAGCAAAAAGCAGGTTGCGGTATTAGGACTAATATAATTTTATATGCCATTTGGAGTAAACAAACTCATTTTGAGTGACGAGACGATTAAGAAGGGAAACGTGCAACAGCGCTACCAGTCAAAGGTAGTAGGGAATGCGAATCAGATTGCAGCGGGTATTAAAAAGATCCCATTGAAAATGGGTGTCATGAAGGGTAAAGGTAAGAAGTAATTAAAAAATGCCAGCAGGACGACCAACAAAACTAACTCCTGAACTTATCAAGAAGGCAGAGACCTATCTTGATACATGTGTAGATACACCTGTGTTTAATAACTCAGGTAGTTTGGCTTATACAAAGGTTAATTTACCTAAACTCGTCGGTCTCGCCATATATCTTGACATAGACGATGAAACAGTTACTTTGTGGGCAAAAGGAACGACCGAATTACACAAGAAATTTTCCGCTGTAGTCAAGAAAATCATAACTGAACAACATAACCGATTACTGGATAACGCCCTAGGTGGAACGTATAATGCGCGCTTCGCAGGAATGATTGCAGCGAAGCATGGTTACGCTGAAAAGGTACAGACAGAACATTCCGGATCAATTTCTCTCACAGATTTATTTGGAAAAGCAAAAGAAGAATAGATGAAAATTGGATTTCTATCAGGTATTGAAGGAGGTTGCTATTGGTACAGAACAAAGCAAATTTTTGATGTCTTGAAGAATGCAGGACATGAGACATTTCGTATTGTGCCAGGCGAGAAGTTACCTGCTGATTTAGACGCTGTACAATTGTCACGCTCATATGGTTTCGATATTACGAATGGCGTTGATCATTGTAAGAAGAATAATATCAAGATCATTTACGATATAGACGATGCCTATCCTCTTGTTGAAAAGGATAACTTCTATTACAACATGGTCATCGGCTCACTTCCACAAGTGTACCAATTGCTTGAAGCGGCTGATATTGTCACTGTTACCACAGAGCGATTAAAGAACACGTTATTGCCATTCACTAAGGCGCGCGTGGTCATAATCCCTAATGCCATCGATCCAAAGCTCTTCAAATCGCGTTTAAAGGGCAACAAAAAGGTCAAAATAGGCTTTGCAGGCGATATTTCGCACATTAAGGACTTGAACATGGTATTGCCCGCGCTTATAAAAGCGAAGCGCCACGGCGCCGATTTCGACTTTGAACTATTCGGTATTCGCGACACTGATCAAGAGACATGGTACGACCGCGTGTGGCAATTGGGCACGGAAGAATTTAGAAATGAGCTAGTAAACTTTGTCTCGTATCTTGAAAGGCTAGACCACAAGTGGCATCCATATGTTCCCGTTGAAAAGTACTACGAACGACTTTCAGAATTGAATTGGGACGTTGGCATTGCTCCACTCCTCAATACTCCATTCAACAATAACAAATCGCCCATCAAGTTTATTGAGTACGCGATGGTTGGCACATTGCCTCTATGCTCGAATGTCGAACCGTATCTCGGGCAACTGAAAGAGGTAACAGACATTTGGTTTGACGATTTTATGCTTTTAGCGAATAACATGGCCCCTATAATCGCGAATGCGGCCCTTGTAAAAAGCAACGTGATACTTACTAAGGACATAAAAGACCTAGAAAGCTTAATTTTAAGCACTTATGAAGGATAGTGATGTAGAGCTCTATAGGAAATTACAGAGGAGTCCTATCTTTTTCGTGGAGAAAATGTTTGGGCTTAAACCTCAGATTTCGCCTGCCGATCCTTTCGTCAAGGGTAAAAATATAACGTGGCAACAGTACCAGATACTCCTCTCGGTTGAAGATGCTATCAACAACAGAAAGCCTAAACGTATTTCAGTCGCGTCTGCTCACGGTATTGGAAAGACTGCAACAGTCTCATGGCTCGTGCTGTGGTATCTCTTCTCATTCAAGGACGCACAAATCGCTTGTACTGCACCTACTGCGGACCAGATGTACGATGTTCTGTGGAAAGAGATTGCCAAGTGGATTGCCAAGATGCCCAAAGTATTAGGCGATAAGTACGAATGGTCAACAACTCATATCCGTATCACTGAATCACCTGAGACATGGTTCGCTCGCGCAAAGACTGCCCGTAAAGAAGCGCCAGAAGCCCTTGCAGGTGTTCACGGCGACCATGTGATGCTCATTGCTGATGAAGCGTCTGGTATTCCTCAAGAGATATTCAACACTGCTGAAGGGTCATTGACGGACAAGAACACGCTCACAATCCTCATTTCAAACCCTACACGCCTCATTGGCTACTTCTACGACACACACCATGGGGACAAAGCGAACTGGCAAATACTCGCGTTTAACTCATTAGAGAGCCCTATCGTCGATACAACGTACAATGAGCGCATTATGGAGCGTCATGGTGAAGACTCAGACGAGTATCGTGTGCGTGTACTCGGTAAATTCCCTAAAGAAGACGCAGTCGATGAAAAGGGCTTTGTGCCTGTGTTCTCGACTGAAGAAATACGCATGGCGGATGAAGTCGGCGACTATTTACATGATACGAAACTAGGTGTAGACCCGTCAGGCGAAGGCCAAGACGAAACAGCATGGCTTAAACGTGATGATTTCAAGGCAGAAGTTGTGGGCACTGAGAAGATTTCAACGTCAAAGTCTATCGCCGAGAAGACAATCACCCTGATGATGAAGCATGATGTACGAGATAAGGACGTAATGATCGACAATTTCGGTGTAGGAGCAGATGTGGCTAAGGACATTGCACTGTCTGCATATCATTATGACGTGGGTACAGTGAACGTCGGAGACAATCCAATTGATGAGATATACCTGAACAAACGTGCAGAGGGCTACTTCGCCATTAAGAAGTGGTTTCGAGAGGGTGGCACGCTTCTCAACAATGAAATGGGCAGAAAGCTCAAAGCAGAGCTCCTCACTATTCGTTTCAAACGAAACCTTGCAGGTACTATTCAGATCATGTCCAAGGACGAGATGAGGAAGCAGGGTATTAAGAGTCCGAACCTTGCAGATGCGCTCATGCTCACCTTTGTAAAGACACGACGCAATCAAGAAGCTGCACACCAGTACATGCCGGAAGGCCTTGCAAGGTCCGGTATGCAACTACCTCGGGACACAAGCGAAGAATAATGGTATAGTTATATCGATATTTTATAAACAACCAAACGCTTTTTTATGATAAATCAACATGGGCATCATTCAAAAGCATGAGAAGGGAGGTAAGATAACATTCGCACCTACAAAGCTATCTCCGGGCAAGATGGGTCAAATTGAAGAAGAACTTTCTGAGTATAAGCCGACTGAAGATGAAAAGAAGGTCCGCGCAATGATCATTAAACACTTCACCCTTGGCTACGCCACGATGGAAAAGCCACGAGTAGAGTTTAACGACCTCTCAGTCAGACAGCGCGATCAAATAGACCAGCTTTCATTCAATACCTATCAGTCAAACAACGGTGACTCTTTACCTGGCGACGTCATAAACGCATGGAAGAGTCGCGCAATGCGTCCTATCGTACGCAATAAGTGCATTTCTATTGCAGCTCATGCAACGGCACGTCTCATATTCCCAAAGGTATTCGCTCGTGACTCAGGTAATAACGAACAACGCGAAGCTGCACAAGTCATGCGCGACCTTATGGAGTATGCAGCAGACCAATCAGACTACGGTCATTACTCATTGCTCCGTACAATTACAGCGATGTTTAGTCCTGCATCTATTGGCTACACAGAGTATTGTGAAACGTATCGAACAGTTAAGGAGATACAACCAGATGGCTCATGGAAACAAGCACGTGTCATTGATCCAGTCTTCTCAGGCTTTCAGGACAAAGTTGTACCAGTTGATCAGCTCTACATTGAGAATTTTTATGAACCAGATATTCAAAAGCAAGCATGGCTCATTAAGCGCGAAGTGTATTCGTACTCACTCGCTGAAACAAAGTACAACGGCAAGTATGAGAATTTCAAATACGTTCGACCAGGTGTACAAATTATCTATAACGATGCCAATCAGTCGTTCTATCAGGTATACGACCTCATGATGCGTGGTGAAGATGTGGAGGAGATTGTCTATTGGAATCGCGCTAATGACTTAAAGATCATCATGGTAAACGGTGTGATGCTCACGCCGCATGACAACCCGAATCCTCGTTGCGATAAGATGTACCCATTTGATAAGTATGGATATGAGGTAATAAACAATCGCTGCTTCTATTATAAGTCACTTGCGTTTAAGCTCGGACCCGATGCCAATATCGTCAATACACTGTACCCGATGATTATCGACGGTACTTACTTGAATCTCATGCCGCCTATGATCAACCGTGGTGGCGAGAAGATAGGCTCAAACGTCATTGTGCCCGGTATGGTCACGACTCTATCGTCACCAGAAGCCAATCTCGAGCCTGTACGCCTCTCAGAGAACCTAAAGCAAGGCCTTGAGACACTCTTTAAGGTGGAAGAATCAGTCAGTGCCTCGTCAGAAGACCCTCTACAAAGTGGACAGGACACACCGGGAAGTCAGACTGCATATGAAATCTCTCGTATGGAGCAGAATGCGTCTACAGTCCTCGGGCTCTTTATTAAGATGATATCAAAGCACGTCAAAGACTTCGGTAAACTCCGTATTGGCGACATATTGCAGTACATGACAGTGGCTGATATTGATGAGCTCGAAGAAGGCAAGCCTCTCTCATATAAGTCATTCCTCCTCCATGACAAGCTAGGTAATGGTAAGCAGAAGACTAAGAAGATTATGTTTGATGGTGGTCTACCAGATGATGCAATGTCAGAAGAAGCAATGCTTGAATTGTCTGCGGACACAGTAGAAATGCAAGGCGGCATTAAGTCTGATATGGAACTCTACCGAGTAAATCCTGCTATTTTCCGTGAGCTTGAATTCATGACGATGTTGTCACCTGATATATTGAATCCTAAATCAGAAGACCTAGAGCGTGCATACGACGTTGAAACATACGACAAACTTATCCAGAACCCTATCGCGGACCAAGAAGAAGCACTCCGCACCTTTTTGCTCTCAACAAATCCAAAGTCACGAAGTAATCCTGATAAGTTTATCAAGAAGCCAGAGCCACAAATGCCTATGCAAATGCAGCAACCAGAACAAAAGAAGTCACCTAAAAAGCCAAGCTTGCCTCAAGTACCCTCGACGGGCCAAGCTTCTATGGTATAATTATTCCATTACTAATAACGCTTTACAAAATAACACATGTTTGATCGCTTAACGCAGTATCAATGGCTCCCATTACCGTGGGCTGTCAAAGAAAAGTTGGCGTCGATATTCAATATCAACCGCACTGGCTTTACGCACGTGGCAGATGGCCGCTTAGTAGAGGACGGTTACTCAAATGAAGATCTTGCTGTAGTCACAAAGGCACGTATCGATGCTTATTTGACTGAACAAGGTATCGAAGTAAAAGGCAATGACATTAACGCATCATATGAAGTCCTCGTAACGAGTATTCTTGATGAGATAAAGAAGAAGGAAGAAGAAAACGCACCTATTCAGACAATTCAAGAAGCAGAGAATAGCGTTTTGAAGGATAGTCTAAATGCGATGCAGAACACAATCGCGAAGGTAAAGGATCAGATTTCAGCTGGTGAAGTAGTAATTAAGAATAAAAAGAATGCCAAAACAAAACAAGAGAGTAAATAAGTCAAAGCCAGAAATAGTCGAGGACATGAAGAAGAAAGTAGACATTGATCGCCGTCGTTCTGTTGCACGCAATGAGCTTTACCCAATCCTCCTCAAAGGCTCAAAGTCTATCGACCATGCACAGATTGTATGTCAGGCAGTAGACTCAGCTATCCGTGCAAAGTTTAATAAGCAGATGCTCACACAAAATCTCGCAGGGCTAGAACTAGAGAAGGACCTTAACCCTTCAGCCGACGAGCATGAGATGTACAAGGCGATATTCGATATTCTAAACAAGGAAACTGTCGCTTC